GGTATTGGATCCCAAGTGTGTTTACCTGCAACGTATACTTTAGAGTTGTAAACATCTAATGTCACGTTGTCAAAAGTTAAGTTTGGTCTCGTAACGTCAATTACTTGTTTTGTTAATTCTGATCTTGGTGTTGATACTCCAAAATTCTCCAGGATACATCTAAAACGATATTGTAGTTTTGGCATCAACAAGCCTTGTGATGCTGAACTTTGGTCGTTTGCTAGTGGTACTGTAAATTTTGATAAAGTTGATATTGCCATCTGTTTCTCCTATTTATTCAAAATTAGTTCCCCAATTTTGCAATTTCTCCTGTGTTTTTGATTCTCAACGGTATGTAAATGAACTCAACTGATTTGATTGGCTCAATTGCTATATCCACATACAGTTCGTTTCTGTCAATCCTTGTAGTAGTATTGTTTGTTTCATCACAAACTACTAGGAAGTCATATAATGCTCTTTGACCAACAAGTTCTAACAAGAATGATTCAACTGCTTGTTTGATTTCATTTCTTGTTAATTCATCATTTGGTTCAAAGATAAATGGTTTAGCCAATGCATCTAATTGTGTTCTTAGGTACACAGCCAATCTTGACACGTTAATTCTGTCTAATGCTGAACTTCCTGAAACTTTTGTTAAGTTACCAAAGTTTACAATACCAGCACCTGAGAAGAACGTAATCGGATTAACCTTAACTTCGTGCATTGAGTCTCTTACTGCTTCTGTTACAGAAATTGTTTCAAACTCACCTGTACTTGCGTCAATGTATCCAACTGATGTTGCGTTGTCTACAACACCTCTTCTAGTACCTGCTGGTGCAAACCAAGGGAAAGCAACGTTGTCGTTGTTTGCTAGTGTTCTTATCATCATGTGTGATGCTGGAACAACTATGTCGTTTCCTGAATTGTCAGTTGTGAATCCTGATGGATAAAATACGCCCAAGTAATCACTTGCACTTACTAATCCGTCTTCACCATTGTCTGTAGCACCTGCTGAGTTGTTAGCCCAGTTTTGTATTTTTGTTGCTGTGCCTTCTAATCTTAAAGGTGTATCACCTAATACAAACGCTGTGTTGTTTCTGTCTGTGTTTAGGCTGATCATATTTGCAATAACTTCTGGATAACCAGGTGTTGCAATTACGTTGAATCCTCTTTGATCTTCTCTAATTGCTTGGTTAGTATCAATCTCTGATTTAAGTTGTTGTACAACAACTTTTCTCTGTGCTTTTCTACCAAAACATCCAGAACCATCTGAGTTGTTACCTGATTTAGTAACCCATCTGTCTGGGTAGTAAGTTGAAACAGATTCGTTACTTGCTCTAGGGTTACCTAATCCTGCTGAACCCGAGCCAGGATATTTCGTTGTAGTGATGTAACTGTTTTTGTATTCTTTCACGTTGTAACCACTTCTTCTTGTGTTCCATAAAAGTATACCATTTGGATAATTTGATGGATTAGGAGCATCTGGATCTAGGAAACCATCACTTAACAATGCTTTGATTGTTGAAGGAGTTCCTGCCGCTGTTGATGTTCCTGCCGCCTTGTCAGCCGTTGCGTGCCATCTTGCATCTGCAAAAACAATACCGTCTTCTGTTGTTTGGTCTGTTTTGTCAACTAATTCCCAAGCCGCACCTGTTGTTGTAACAGCAACCTGGTTGTTCGTGTTAGTTGAACTTAAAGTTGCCGCTGTGTTATATTTGTAAAGTTTTGGATAGTTTTCTAGGTCACTAGTATCAATCCATAAATCGTTGTTAACCAACGCTGTGTCATCTGATTGTTTAGTTGGTGCTGTTGCACTGAACTGTGGACCATTTGGATCTGTGCTTGAGTATGCTGTTACATATCCAACCCAAGTTGTTCCGTTGTGTACCATGATGTCAGCAACGTCTGTGTTTGTGTCGTACCATAATTGACCATCTGCTGGCTCATTAGTTGGTGCACTTGTAGACGCTGTGTAACTTAATCTCTTCCAGTTACTCGCCATAACTTCATTGGTTAAAGTTGAGTCTTGTGTGTCACCTGCTGGTACAACATATAAGTTGTCAATTAATGTTGAACTGTTTGCAGTGTATGTTCCATAAGCGTGTGCAACACTTGAACCAAACCCTGCATCATCTATTGGAGTTCCAGTTGTGTTGTCCATTCTGAACTCACCACCCAGTGCATGTTCTAGTACGATTTCACCAGTTGTAAGTTTTGTACATCTAATGTTAATTAGGCTTGTTGTTGAACCAGCCGCCGCATTCGCATCTATTTTTGCGTTAACAGCCGCTACAAAGTCATCAACTCCAGTACCACCTAGTGTTATAGTAATTTTTGAACTTAATCCTGATTGATTTTTTCTAGATTCTTGGATTGTGAACGCATCTGAACCTGTGAAAGTTGGAGCAGTGTTGTTACTTGTAATTTTTGTAGTACCGCCCTCGTATCTGAATAATTGGAAGTCACCTACGTTTGGAGTTGTATCTGCACCACTTGACAATGACTGTTCAGTAATGTTGAACTGTGTGTAAAGATCTCCAACTGTTAAGTTTGCTCCACCGCCAGCGGCATCTAAGTTATAGATAGCACCGTGGTTGTTTGCATATAATGGTGATGCTACTGTTGAGAAACTTGCATTCGATGTGCTGTATATTTTCGCAATAATTTCTGCACCTGAGTTTGCAGAAGTTGTCTTGAACCAAACTGAACCGTTAGGTCTGTTTTCGTCTGCTGTTTTCCAAGTTGGTCTTGAAGTGTGTGCCGCTTGTAGGAATTTTGTTCCGTTTTTGACACCTGCTGTGATTCCTAGTTCTGCTAGTAATCCTGAACCTTCTTCAAATCTAATTGTGTTAGTACCAGCCGAACTGTCACCTGTTAATAAACCGTTGTGGAATATTTCAAGAGCACCAGTTACACTGTTAACACTTGAAGTCACGTTAACAATACTTGCGTTGTTGATTGCAGTGTTAACATCTGATAACGCTGTACCGCCTGAAGTTACAGTGATGCCGTTTATTTGCATACTTTTTGTAGTTACTGCTGTTCCAGAAGCAACTGTAATAACAGGTAAAGTTAAGTGCCATGCACTTGAACCTACTTGGTTCCAAGCGTTGGCTGAAGATTTTTTGTAAATCTTATTGCTTACGTGTGTTGTGTTGATTGCGTAATCACCTGTTACACCAATTGAAGTTTTTGGTGCACCTGTTGACACACCACCAACTAGGTCAGTAATTGACGTAATCAATATAGGTGTTTTCGCTGTAAATTTTTGATCTGTTTGTGACCACTCAAATAATCCATAAGAGCTTGATGCAAGGTCAAACCAATATGTTCCATCTGTTGGGTTTGCTGTCGGTGCCGATGCACTTCCTAACAATTCTGTTGTGTTTACGTTGGCTCTTAATACGTATGCCCTGTTGGCAATTCCAAGGAACGAGTATGCCGCTTGTAAACCCCATTCATTTAATTCATAACCGTGTAATGAATTTCCTGAAGCGTCTGTGTAGAATTTTGGATCTCCAAAAGTCTCTGTTAATTCTCTCTGTGATGAGATCAGGTATGCAGTGTTGGCGTTTGCAGTTTGTGTTCCTGCCGCCGTGCCTGAGCCTGCTCCGTTATCTTTATCTTGTGATGATGCTACTATGAATAAAGGTGTAGTACCCGCATCTGATGGTACATAAAAACTTTCGTTTATTACACTTACCTCTACTCCTGGTGATGTTAATGCCATTTTTCGTATTCTCCTTGCAAGTTACGTATATACTAGAGTTATTTATTCAATCATACGGTTTTTACGACAAATTTTACCATTTTTAGGTACCTATATAGGCAACGTAAATACGCAGTATGGACAATATGTCAAGACCACTCTGTGAACAATGCAAGGCCAAACCACGGGCATACGCCTATAAAAGAAACAACAAAATATACTGGCGGAGACTTTGCGACTCTTGTAACCGGAAAAAAGCAGGAAAGGCTGTAGGTGGTGTCACAGCACTTGCAAGATCCGGATATAAGAAGGGTAAAAAGTGTGAATTATGTGGATTTAGAGCTCAAGAAGTGACACAACTTGATGTGCTTTTCGTAGATGGTAATCTGAGGAACACCAATCCTTTAAATTTAAAAACTGTTTGTGCTAATTGTCAGAGGCTCAGTGGGACTCGTAGATTGGGTTGGAGAATGGGAGATCTTGTTGCTGATGATTAAGTCATCAACTTTTTTATATAACTCTTCTTTTGTGCCATCGTTATCAATTGTAAAATCAAAATCCCAACCCATCCAATCCCATTCTGATTGATGTGCACCTTTTTGTTGCATTTCTTCTTTTGTGGGTAATTCTCCTCTTTTTACAAGTATTAATTTTCCACCTGATTTTTGTATCATTTTAAGTTCGTTTTGAAATCTAGTATCAGCAATCACAGTTGGTTTTCCATCATATCTCATCAAACAACTATCGATCCATATTGCATCATGCATACCTTGACGCATGACTTCTGTACCAAAATATTGTAATACCCAACGAGGAGTTACTTCTTTGCCAAACTTTTCACTCCAAAATTTATCTGGTGTTTCTCTCCATATTCTGCTTTCTTCAGTTTTGCCTTCCAGCATTTCTCTGTCCCAATTGAACATGGAACTTACAGCATCTTTTAAACTTTTTGCAAACGAGTCTTTACGGAATCCGTGTTTTTGTTCTAGCCTATCTGCAACTGTGCCTTTACCAGAACTTATTAAACCTACTACACCTACTAACATAGGTTTATTATACTATTTTTTTATACGTTTTTCAATGACTAATTTTGCTTCTTTTACCGCACCAAGTATAGATTTTCTTATGTCTAACTTTTTACTTTTTAATGCACTGATAGACATATTTTCTAGATCATTTACGATTTGTTCTAGTTCGTCTATATCGCAATCTTTATATTTTTTGTACCTGGGATCCGTCATTACAACGGTATTTAATTTGGTTTTTAAAGGTATTAACCTATAACAAAACTGTGAGGTGTTCCACCTTCTGCGAAATTGCCAATTTCGTTATCTAGTCTTTCCATCTCAGCAAGACCTTGCTGTTTCAGTTCAGCACCATTTAATGTTGTACCACCTTGAGGACCTGCTATTGTGTTAAACTTGCCTCTTGCTTCACCTAACATAGTCTTAGATACCGCAAGTGCATAATCTCTGATCCATGGTTTTGCATAGATATCTTTGAATAATGTTATGTCAGGTCTAAAATTATCAGTGTGCATCAATATTGTTTCGTCATCTGCTCTAGGTCTCTGTGTGATTGTAAGTTTTTTAGTTGCCACATCAAAATGGAACTGAATAAAACTTCCAAACATTTTTCCTATTAATTCTTGATAACTTGCAAAAGCAAAATAAGTTGCAAGTCCGCCTGTTGCACCTGCCCTCAACAAGTATGTGTTTGTGTATGCTAAATTGAATGGTTCAAACAATGTACCACCTTCTCCACCTTCAGTTCTGGAACCTACTGTTCTCCTGTTCAAGTTTCTCACGTTGATTACTTCATTTGGTAAGATGTATGAATTTTGGTTCTTTTTCAAAGTTAAAAAAGCATACGATTCTTCAACTGCATTTGAACTACGCTGTCTATATCTATCTATTGCCCTTGTAAGTGCCGTTTGATAGTGTTTTGGATCGAGTTCTACGTCGATCATCCCCTCACCGAGGTTATTTTTTACGTAT